AAAGAGCAAAAGATCAAATCATTCTTCACCAAAGAAGGTGAAGGAAGAGTACTCTAATGTTTATGTTCGATGTAGAAACGCTGGGAGTAGAATCCAATTGTGTGGTTCTTTCTGCAGCTATGGTTCACTTTGATCCAGAAAAACGACCAACCTATCAAGACTTGTTGGACAATGCATGCTTTGTAAAGTTCGATGTGAAAGAACAGATGGGTGTTGGTCGTACTGCATCTAAATCTACACTTGAGTGGTGGAAAGGTCAACACGAATATGTTCGTAAGACTTCTCTTGATCCATCCCGTGAAGACATGACTGTTGAAAATGGAATGCAAAAGTTCTATGATTACATGAAGCAATTCCCAAATGCGGATAAACAAACTATGTGGGCACGAGGTTCATTAGACCAGATGGCTATTGATTCGCTTGCTGTTAAATTTGACTTGCAAGAGATTACAGGGTATAATGTATGGAGAGATGTGAGAACTGCAGTTGACATTATGTTTGGAACCACGAATGGCTATGTAGAAGTGGATCATCCTCTGTTCAAACGACACGAAGTTATCAAACATCATCCTGTCCACGACTGTGCACTTGATGCAATGCAACTAATGTATGGAAAACAAGTTTAATGGAATTTTATACCAGCGTCCACCCAGTGGGCGACAAGATCCTCGTTAGGGGATATCAAAACGGCAGGGCATATCAGCGTAAGGTAGATTTCTATCCTACGCTTTTTGTCACTTCTAAGGTTCCATCAAAATGGAAGACTCTTGAAGATACATTCGTTGATGAAATAAAACCTGGAGGTATCCGTGAGACTCGTGACTTCCTAAAACGATACGAAGGTGTTGAAGGATTCCCAGTTTACGGTAACACCAACTACGCATATCAATATATCAGTGACACTTACGAAGACGATGTCAACTGGGATATGGAACAGATTAAAGTATTCACAATTGACATTGAGACTGAAACTGAGAATGGATTCCCAGATATCAAGTCTGCCAACGAAGAAGTTCTTCTAATCACTATCAAGGATCTTCAATCAAAGAAGGTTGTTACCTTTGCTCAAACAAAGTATGGTGAGTATAAGTCTCCTCGTTCTGATGTTACGATGGTCAATTGTCGTGACGAACAACACATGCTCAAAGAGTTTATGATTTGGTGGCAGGGTAATTATCCAGATGTCATCACTGGTTGGAACACAGACTTCTTTGATAATGTTTACTTGATTCATCGCATTCAGCGAGAGTTGGGTGATACATTTGCCAACAAGATTAGTCCATGGGGTTATGTCAATCAACGAAAGACTTTCATTAAAGGTAATGAACAGATTCACTATGACATCATGGGTATCTCTCAGCTAGACTATCTTGAACTTTACAAGAAATATACATATACAAAGCAAGAGTCATATCGTTTGGATTACATTGCTGGTGAAGAACTTGATGATGCAAAGAAAGAGAATCCAGGAAACGACTTCAAAGATTTCTATACAAACCACTGGACAGACTTTGTTGAATATAACATTCACGATGTGGAGTTAGTTGACAAACTCGAAGACAAGATGCGTCTGCTTGAGTTGCACCTAACCATGGCATACAATGCTAAGATTAATCCTGAAGATGTTTACTCTCAGGTTCGTATGTGGGACACTATCATCTACAATCACCTTCGTAAGAAAGGTATTGTCATTCCAGCAAAGACTTACTCTGGAAAAGATTCCCAGTTCGAAGGTGCTTATGTAAAAGATCCAATGATTGGTATGCACAAGTGGGTTGTTTCCTTTGACTTGAACAGTTTGTATCCTCACTTGATCATGCAATACAACATCAGTCCAGAAACTTTGACATCCGAGAAGTTGTCAGTCACTGTTGACAAGTTACTCAACAAAGAGATTGACACAGACTATCTAAAACGCAGAGACCTTGCCATGACTGCGAATGGTTGGACATATCGTAAAGACATCAAAGGGTTCATGCCTGAGTTGATGGAAGAGATGTATATCAATCGTTCCAAGTTTAAGAAACAGATGTTAAAGATTGAACAGGAATACCAAAACGATAAGACAAAGGTTCACCTGCTAAAAGATATCTCTCGTCTTAACAACCTGCAGATGGCTATGAAGATTGCTCTTAACTCTGCTTATGGTGCGATGGGCAATCAGTACTTCCGTTACTTTGATATTAGAATGGCAGAGGGTATTACGACTTCTGGTCAACTATCCATTCGTTGGATGGCAAACAAGTTGAATGCATTCCTCAACAAAACTCTCAAGACAGAAGGTAAAGACTTTGTCATTGCCATTGACACTGACTCAATCTATCTTACACTTGAACATCTCATCGAGAAAGTTTGCGAAGGTAAGAACACTGAGCAGAAGATCAAGTACATGGATAAGATTTGCGAAGATGTTTTCCAACCATTCATTGATCAAGGTTACACCGAACTATCAGATTACATGAATGCATACAGTCAGAAGATGGTCATGAAGCGAGAAGTTCTTGCGGACAAAGCCATCTGGACTGCCAAGAAAAGATATATCATTAATGTTCACAACTCAGAAGGAGTTCAGTTTGCGAAACCTAAGATCAAAGTTATGGGTTTGGAGATGGTCAAGTCGTCTACACCTGCGGTTATTCGTACAAAGTTGCGTGATTCACTTCAAGTTATCCTCGCTGGGGGTGAAAAAGATCTACATACATATGTTATGGAGTTTAGAAAAGAGTTTGACAAATTACCGATTCAAGAGATTGCTTTCCCGAGAGGTATAAATGGATTGAAGCAGTACACTGGCTCTCCAATTTATACAAAGGGTACACCAATTCATGTTCGTGGTGCATTGTTGTTCAATCACCACTGCAAGCGATTCGGTATTGACAAGAAGTATCAACCAATCCGTGATGGTGATAAGATTAAGTTTGTGTATGTGCGCACTCCGAATCCTCTGCAGGAAGATGTGATTGCATTCCCACAGGTTCTGCCAAAAGAGTTTAAATTAGAATCATACATAGATTATGACAAGATGTTTGAGAAGGTATTCCTCGATGCATTACAGATTGTTATTGAACCACTAGGTTGGAAGACTCAAGAAGAAAGTTCATTGGAGGATTTCTTTGGCTAACATTAGAGTTATCAAAAAAGGTATCAATGTTTCTAAGATACTGAAACAGTTACAACAATACCCAGAGGACTGGGGTGCTCAGAAAGACATTGAAGGTGTGCACGATTTAGTTAATGAGTATGGATTCCCTGCAGTACAAGCAGGGGTTCTTCAATTAAAAATTGGTACTGTAAAAGACCTAAATCAATATGTGGGTGATAGTCAATCATCCGTAGAAACACCAGCGTATGGCAGACATACAGAGATTGTAGGATTCTTAAAAAGAAACTTTAAGAAATTTGATAGATGTGGATTCCTTTCTTTGCCAGTTGGTGGAGAAGTTGGTCAACATATCGACATCGGAGATTATTATCTTACAAGAGACAGATACCATCTTGCAATACAGGGTTCATATGTTTACACTGTTGGTGGAGAATCTGTAAAAGTTGATGCTGGTGATTTGATTTGGTTCAACAATAAACTACTACATGGAACTAAGAATGTTGGTGATGTAGTTCGCATTACATTTGTGTTTGATGTTCCACATTCCAAGAACAATCCATAGTTGCCTTGCAACAAAAGTTACTGTATAATAGGAGATATAAATGAAGCTGTTAAAATTTTATGCCGATTGGTGTGGTCCATGCAAAGGACTCTCAATGGTCATCAATGGCGCAAAAGATAAGATTGATATTCCAATTGAAGAATATGATATTGATAATGAGATGAAGATGGCTCAAGAACACAAAGTTCGATCTGTTCCAACTATGGTTTTAGTTGATGACACTGGAAAAGAAATCAGACGACAAGTGGGTATGGTCACCGAAGAAAAACTGTTAGAATTCCTGAAAGGTTAATATGAGCATTTTAGATAAGATTAAAAAGAATAGTACCATCAAAGACTCTGCGATTCTATCAGAATCAAAGTTCTTTAAGAAGAAGGATATGATTCCTACTTCTGTTCCAATCATCAATGTGGCTTTGTCTGGTCGTCTTGATGGTGGACTTACTCCAGGAATTACAATGTGGGCTGGTCCAAGCAAACACTTCAAGACAGCATTCTCATTGCTAATGGCTAAGTCCTACATGGACAAGTATGAAGATGCAGCGTTGTTGTTCTATGATTCAGAGTTCGGTACTCCGCAGTCTTACTTCGATACATTCGGTATTGATACAAAGCGAGTTGTTCATACTCCACTCACTGATGTGGAACAATTGAAGTTCGATATTATGCAACAGTTGTCCAATGTAGATCGTGGTGATCATTTGATTATTGTCATTGACTCCATTGGTAATCTGGCTTCTAAGAAAGAAGTTGAAGATGCCATGGAAGGTAAGTCTGTTGCAGATATGTCAAGAGCAAAACAGATGAAGTCATTGTTCCGTATGGTAACTCCACACTTGAACTTGAAAGATATTCCACTCGTTGTAGTGAACCATACATATATGGAGATCGGAATGTTCCCGAAAGCAATCGTTGGTGGTGGTACTGGTGCAATGTATTCAGCAGATAATGTATACATTCTTGGTCGTCAGCAAGAAAAAGAAGGCACTGAGATTGTAGGTTACAATTTTATTATCAATGTAGAGAAGAGTCGTTATGTTAAAGAGAAATCTAAAATTCCTGTTTCTGTATCTTTTGATGGTGGGCTCAGTAAGTGGTCTGGTCTACTTGACCTTGCTCTTGAATCCAAGCATGTGGTCAAACCAAGTAACGGATGGTATTCCAAGTGCGATCCAGAGACTGGTGAAGTAGAAGCCAAGAAATATCGTATCAAAGAAACTGATAACAAAGACTTCTGGTTATCAATTCTTACAAGCAAATCATTCTATGATTTTGTAAAGAGTAAGTATTCAATCGGTCAAGGTGGACAGATGATGCAAGAAGATGACTTAGACAAAGCATTGGAAGAGTTAGAGTTCGATGAGTAATTTTAGATACCAAGTTCTTGAACACAAACACAGTGGACTTCAAGCAATTAAGTTGACTGAAGGTGCGTTTGAGGGTATAATCTATACATATGGAAAGGTGTCATTCGATCCAGATGAAAAGAATGACTCCTTGCATTTAAAGTTTGAGTATGAGATACTTGAGAATGCTGATAAAGGTATGACAGACTTCAAACCTTTTGAAGCATACATAGGTGATATACTACAAGAATTGCTGCATCAAGGTGTGGAAGAAAATAATTTAACATATACAGGCGGAACAGAAATTGATGCGAATAGAACAAAAGATTCTGAGCAATCTGATATTTGATGAGAAGTATTGTCGTAAAGTAATTCCATTTATCAAGAAAGAATATTTTGCAGAGCGCAAAGAAGTAATCTTGGCAGACGAGATTGTTTCTTTCTTTACGAAGTATAACAAGCCAGCATCCAAAGAAATCCTACAGATTGAAATTAGTAATAGGAAAGATCTCAACGATAAAGAGTTGTCTGAACTTGGCGACTTTATCGGCACATTGAGTCAGGAACCAGTCAATGAAGACTGGATGTTAGAACATACTGAAAAGTTTTGTAAAGATAGGGCAGTTTATAATGGAGTTCTCTCGGCAATCAGAATCATTGACGGAAACGATAAGCACCAAACGAAAGATGCTATACCATCTATTCTTTCTGATGCTCTTGCCGTTTCATTTGATAATCATATTGGGCATGACTATCTTGATGACCACAACGAGAGGTATGATTTTTATCATAGGGTGGAAGAGAAGGTTGCATTCGACCTTGACATGTTCAATAAAATCACTAAGGGTGGGCTATCAAAGAAAACCCTTAACATTTGTCTTGCTGGCACTGGTGTTGGTAAGTCTTTGTTTATGTGCCATGTGGGTGCTGGTTGTCTAACCCAAGGAAAAAATGTATTATACATAACTATGGAAATGGCAGAAGAACGAATCGCTGAAAGAATTGATGCGAATCTTCTTAACCTAACCATGGATGAACTAAAAGTTATTGACAGGGATATCTACGAAAGTCGTATTGCTAAGATTACAGCTAAGACTAAAGGTAAACTAATTGTCAAAGAATACCCAACTGCTGGTGCTCACTCTGGTCATTTCCGTGCACTGCTGGAAGAACTAAAGTTGAAACGAGAATTTAAACCTGATATTATCTTCATTGAC